CTGATGATTATAAAAAGCATCCATCAGGTGATAGATCAGAGTCAGTTCAGTACGAAGGAATGATGAAAAAGGACCATGAAGTCTCAATGGCACAATCCCAACTGAGTAGTGCTGAGAAAGATATCAAGAAACTTAAGAAGAATCTTGGTAAGAAGGAAAAGAATCTTCCAGCTTGGATGCAGGCAAAAATTACAGATACGGAGCACAACATGGACGCAGCAGCTTCATACAATGAAGAAAAGGATCCTTGCTGGAAAGGATATAAGCAAGTTGGCATGAAGAAGAAGGGTGGCAAAATGGTCCCCAACTGTGTCAAAGAAGCAAAATCACCAATGGTCCAGAAGATTCTGGAGAAGATTGAGTGTGAGAAAGAGTGGGCACTGATTTCAGAAAAGAATGTCCCCACTAATCCTTCACTCTGGTCCAAGATGAAGTCCAGAGCAAAGGCAAAGTTTGATGTGTATCCCTCTGCATATGCCAATGGTTGGGCAGCAAAGGAATACAAGAAAGCAGGTGGTGGTTGGAAGACTGTCAGTGAAGAAGTTGAATTAGAAGAAGCAAGAGTTCCTGCTCAGAATGGCAACATCTATATGGTTGCCTTCTCCTGGAGAGGAAAGATGATGTATATCAAAGTCTTCTTCCCAGAGACAAGAAGACCAAACAGAGGTCAGGTTGAAGCAGCAATCAATAAGATCTATCCTGGTGCAAAAATTAGAAGTTATGATATGACTGTTGTTGGTCAAGGTGATTCATATCTGAATGCTGGTTCTTTTGATGGTGGTTCAGGTGCAAAGATTCCTGACATCTATGGCAAGTTTGGAGAAGAAATTGAGATTGTATATGATGAATTGATTGAAGAAGGATATGATGAAGAAGATGTTCAAGATGCAATTGGATTTGCTCTGAATGAAGCAACTGTCACCTTTGGACATGATACTCCAGACAAAAAAGATGACAAGATGAAGATGGCAAAAGGACGCCTGAGATATCTGAGAAGAAAGGCAGGTGAGGCACTTTCCTCTGCAAAGAAGAAAGCAACCTATGCTTCAGCAAAAGCACAAGTTGCTGCTTACAACAAGGGTAGAGAAATTGCACAAACTGCTGGTGATAAGACCAGAAAGGCACGTCAGGCAGTTGGAGATACTGCACAAGCAGTAAAAGATGCTCCAGGAAAAGCAAAGAAAGGTATCAAGTCTTATATTAAAAAGCAAGCAGAAAGAGTTGCTAGTCGTATGAGTGAAGAGACTGAAGTTTCTGAGGGGGCTGCCTGGACAAAAAAGTCTGGTAAGAACCCTTCAGGTGGATTGAATGAGAAGGGTCGTAAGTCTTATGAAAGAGAAAATCCTGGTTCTGACCTGAAGGCACCTAGCAAAAAGGTTGGCAATCCAAGAAGAGCATCATTCTGTGCAAGAATGAAAGGCATGAAGAAGAAACTGACTTCTTCCAAGACTGCTAATGATCCCAATAGCAGAATCAATAAGTCCCTCAGAGCTTGGAACTGCTGATGAAAAGTTTTAAAGAGTTCATTCAAGAAAGTATCAACATTCAGCATGTTGATACAGTCATTGTAAATAATGCAGAATCTTCTCCAGCAAGAGTTGGGGAAGAATTTTCTGCTGATATTGTTTATCAAGGAAGTATTCACAGACTCACTATTGTCAGTGAGAATGGTATTCCTTCTAGGAATGATTTGGCAGAATATCTGCAAGATTCCTATCCTGGTGCAATTGTACAACAAATTTATGTTGTTGAGAATTCACCAAAATCAATTCAAGTCAAAGACGAGAAAAGGTATCATCCAGCAAAATTAGATTGGGTTTAAATTATGGCTCAGTGGAATAAGAATACACAAGATTATCTGAATCAGGAGAGGACACTTCATGAAGTGTTCATGTGTGCAGACAGATATGGAAATATTGGAAATTGTGGAGTAACTACTGGCACCAGTGGTGGAGCAGTGGATGCTTTTGGTAGATTGAGAATATCAGAACCATTTACTCTTGCAGATTATACACACATTTATGGTGAAGAGGTAGAACTTCTTACAAAAACTGTTGGTGCAGGGTCAACAACAGAAGTAAACCCAAATACAGCATCTATTGCACTAATTGTTGGAACTGGCGCAACAGATCAGGTTATTCACCAGTCCAGAATGTATCATCACTACATGCCTGGCAAGTCTCAATTTGTGATGACAAGTTTCAACTTTATTGATGTAAGAGAAAATACTACAAAAAAGATTGGATATTTTGATGATAGAAACGGAGTATTTCTTCAACAAGCAGGAGATGGAACTGTTTCTATTGTAAGAAGATCATACAATACTGGAATTACAAGTGACACTGTAGTCAACCAAGTCAATTGGAACTTGGACCCTCTGGATGGTACTGGCATTACCAGTATCACTGCAGACTTTACCAAAACTCATTTGTTTGTGGCAGACTATCAGTGGTTGGGTGTAGGTAGAATTAGGTGTGGACTTGTTATTGGTGGAGAAACAACATATTTCCATGAGTTCAATCATGCCAACATTGAAGAATATGCATATTGGTCATTGCCATCACTACCAATTCGTTGTGAAGTTGCAAATACAGACACTGCTGTTGGTGTTACATCTATGGCACAAATCTGCTCTACTGTATTGAGTGAAGGTGGATATATTGAGACTGGTGTTGAGTTTGGTGCTTTCAATGGTCCAATATCATTCTCTAATGCTGGTGGTGCAACTGCAAGACAGTGTATTATGGCCATTCGTTGTAAGAATACATTCAAAGGAATCCCAAATAGAACAACTGTAAGGGTAACTGATATTGAGTGTCTGAGTGATGCTACAAACTGCAGAATTGAACTTTGGAGATTACCTGGAAATAGTAATATTACTGGTGGAAGTTGGGTGAGTGCTGATAATGATTCAGCAGTAGAATATAATGTTGGAGTGACCACTAACTTTACAACAACTGGTGGAGATTTGAGACAGGCATCTTTGATTGCTGCCAATAATCCATCTGGTCAACAGGCATCTGCTAGTGTTGCATTTAATCCAACGACTGCTAGAAGGTCTTACATAGCACAAAATATTGATTCCAATGACAGTAATATTTTTGCCGTTATTGTTCGGAACCTAGATACTAATACAACAACAGATGTTTGGAATACTATTCAGTGGAGAGAAACCCGATAGGTGATTTATGAGTAATGCTGACATTTATCTTGGTAATCCTAATCTAAAAAAAGCAAATACACAAATTGAGTTTACTCCTGAAAATATTGAGGAGTTTATTAAGTGTAAGGATGACCCTGTATACTTTGCAAAAAACTATGTCCAGATTGTTACTCTGGATCATGGTCTTCAACCCTTTAAAATGTATGATTTCCAGGAGAAGTTAATTAACAACTTCCACAAGGAAAGATTCAACATCTGTAAGATGCCACGTCAGACTGGTAAGTCTACCACTGTGGTATCTTTTTTGTTGCATTATGCCATTTTTAATGATAGTGTTAATATTGGTATTCTAGCAAACAAAGCATCTACTGCAAGAGAACTCTTGAGTAGGTTACAGATTGCGTATGAAAACTTGCCTAAATGGATGCAGCAAGGTATCCTGTCATGGAACAAAGGTTCACTGGAGTTAGAAAATGGCAGTAAGATATTGGCAGCTTCTACATCTGCAAGTGCTGTCAGAGGCATGTCGTTCAATATCCTCTTCCTCGATGAGTTCGCGTTCGTCCCTAATCACATCGCTGACTCCTTCTTTGCATCTGTTTATCCTACTATTACTTCTGGTCAAAGCACAAAGGTCATCATAGTTTCAACGCCTCATGGCATGAACCACTTCTATAGGATGTGGCATGATGCTGAAAGAGGCAATAATGAATATGTTCCTACAGATGTTCACTGGTCTGAAGTTCCAGGAAGAGATGAGGTCTGGAAGGAACAGACAATCAAGAACACATCAGAAGCACAGTTCAAAGTTGAGTTTGAGTGTGAATTCCTTGGCTCTGTTGATACTCTGATTGCACCATCAAAGTTAAGAACACTTGTCTATGAGAATCCAGTAACAAAAAATGCTGGACTAGATGTATATGAAAAAGTTAGAGAGGGTCATGACTATTTGGTGACAGTGGACGTGGCAAGAGGAGTAGGAGAAGACTACTCTGCATTCACTGTTGTGGATATTAGCAACTTCCCACATAAAATGGTTGCAAAGTATAGGGATAATGAAATCAAACCTATGCTATTTCCAAGTGTGATTTATGAAGTAGCAAAGAACTATAATGATGCCTTTATTCTTTGTGAAGTCAATGATGTTGGAGATCAGGTAGCAGCAATTCTGCAATATGACCTTGAGTATCAGAATCTCTTGATGTGTTCAATGAGAGGTAGAGCAGGTCAGATTGTTGGACAAGGTTTC